TAAGTTATTAAGAACGGCTGGGATAACGGATTACAGAGCGGAGATGATAGCGAGAACGGAAACAGGAAGGGCGGCAAACATAGGCTCAATGGTAGGAACGGCATCGACAGGACTTGTAACTATGAAAGAATGGATAGCAGCGAGAGATAACCGAACAAGGCGAGTGCCACGAGATATGTTTGACCATTATCATATGGATGGAATAAAAGTAGCTTTCGATGAGAAATTTAATGTTAAGACTAAGAATGGAGGTTTTGAACCTATGTTACATCCTTGCGACCCAAGTGGAAGTGCTGGGGATGTTATCAACTGCCGTTGTACGTTAGGCTATGAAGCCGTGCGAGGAGAAGATGGTAAACCTAAGAAGTTAGCTAATAACCCACCAATGGGGGATATGGGCTTGATTTGGGGTTTATTAACAAACGTTGCTTTACAGGAAGTTTCAAATTTAATAAGAGAAGCACTTGCAGATTAAAAAAAAATAATAACTTTGTTATATGAGTAAGATTGAAAACAAAAGCTACGATGAAATGATTTTGGACATAACTCCAGAAACAAGAACAGTAAAAGCGTGTTGGTCAAGAATTGGTAATGTGGATTTAGATAACGATATTATCGTTGCAGAAGCATTTACTAAAACTATTAGTGAAAGAGGACCAATGGGGAAAAATCTTGTTTGGTCTTTGATTGACCACAAAGCAGATATGTATCATACAATTGGAAAGCCTAAAGAGTTATACATTGAAGGCGATATGCTTGTTGCGGTTACTGACTTAATAGAAACTGAATGTGGCGAAGATGCTATTAAGTTATATGAAGCTGGTTTAATAAATCAACACTCAATAGGATTTAGTACAATCAAATCACAAGTAGATCAAAAGACTGGTGTGCGTACAATTACCGAGTTGAAACTTTACGAAGGTTCGGCGGTTTTGTGGGCAGCTAATCCAGAGACACCAACAATGGATTTCAAAGGAGAAGTAGTTAGCAATAAAGAAACTCTATCTTTGCGATTAGAAAACTTGATTAAGGCATTTAGAGGTGGAAGTTTCACAGATGACACCTTTGCTTTAATGGAGATTCAAATAAAACAAATACAAGCTGCATTGCTTGAACTTGAAGTGGTTAAAGAATTCACTCAACCCGAGATATCAGTTGAGCCGACAATAGAGCCTATCGAGGAAAAGAACGATGAAGAAGTATTAAAGGCAATTAAACAATTTAATAATCTATTTAAAAAGTAAAATGGAAAACGTAATTAACGAAATGGCTGAAAACCTTAAAGGTTTCCAAGCTACAACCGCAGCATCTATCGATGAGGCAAAAGCAGAAATCCGCATTGTAAAGGATGAAATGCAAAAACAATTTGACGCACAAGCTGCTGTTCAAAAGAAAGCTGCTTCTAAGGAAGTAAAGCATTTAGATGAGTCTATCTTAGAAAAATTAGATGGCAAATTTGATGAAATGGAGAAGTCTTTAAAGAACTCTGGTAAATTCCGTTTGGATTTATCTGATGTAAAGACAATGACTTTAAGTGGTAACTTAACTGGAGATTCAGTAGCATCTTATGCTCCTAATCCAGCTATCCAACCTTCTCAAAGCATTAACTTTAGAGATTTAATCCCAACTGTAAGAAGCGAAACAGGATTGTATGTTTACTATCGTGAGAACGCTGGTTTAACTAACAACATCGCTGCTCAAACTGAAGGTTCTGATAAAGCAGAGAATAACTACTCTTTAACTGAAGTTAAAATTGTAAATGACTACATTGCTGGTTTCTCTACTTTTTCTAAGCAAATGTTGAAGTCTTTACCATTTATGACACAGACTTTACCAAGAATGTTGACAAGAGATTTCTACAAAGCTGAAAACTCTATCTTCTTCTCAACTGTATCTGCTGCTGCAACTGGTTCAACTACAACTGCTGAAACAAACGATTTGTTACAATTAGTAGATTACATCGGTAATCAAAAAGCTGCAAACTTTGTTCCTTCTTATGCTTTAGTATCTCAACAACAAATGGGAAAATTATTGAAAGCTACTATCGCTGCTGGTTATTATGCTGGTGCTGGTAGTGTTATCGTAAACCCTAATGGCGGTATGACAATCTGGGGAGTACCTGTAATTTCTGCATCTTGGGTAACTAATGACAAAGTTTTAATCTTTGATTCAAGCTACTTAGAGAGAGTTGAAGTAGAAGGTTTAGCTATCGAATTCTCTTATGAGAATGGCGAGAACTTCCAAAAGAACTTGGTAACTGCTCGTATCGAGTGTTACGAAGACATCAACTTAATGTTGACTACATCTGCAATCTATGCTTCAATTAACGCATAATTGATTTAAGGTTCAGTAAATAATTAACCCCTTACATTTGTAGGGGGTTTTTTATTGCAATAAATTAACTAAATTTGTAAAAAGAAGTTATATGTCTTATTCCAATTATATTAACGATTTTACACTAACCGACATAGGTACAGTTGTTGAACCTGTTACTTTAGCAGAGGCTAAATTGTATTGCAGAGTAACTACAAGCGTTGATGATACACAAATTTCATTAATGATTAAACAAGCAAGGGAAGCAATAGAAGTGGCAACAGGATTGAGTTTAATACCAAAGACTGCCGTTGTTTGGTTTACTAATTGGGATGGCAACTTTAACCTTCCTTTTGGTCCAGTTAATAGTTTTACATCTTTATTAGATGAGAACGGAGATACTATTGTTGCTGCTGATTACTTTTTAGTTGGTGGTAAATTCCCTCAATTACAAAGACCACATTTTGCAAACTTAAAGGCTACTTATGTGGTAGGCTATGCAACCATTCCAAATGATTTAAAGATTGCTATTTTAGACCAAGTTAGCTATGACTACGAGAATAGAGGATTAGATGGCGATTCTGGTATATGTGAGAAGTCTTGGAAAGCGTGTCAAAGATGGACAAGAATATCCCCAATTTTATAATATGAAGTTAGGAAAAGCGAAAGCAAACTATATTGATGCCAACACGATGACCCGTGAGGTTCTAATCTATGCTGCCACAAGGACAAGTGATGGTCAAGGTGGGTTCACAACTACCTTTGCCCTACAAAGCACAGTTTTTGGCGATTTAAGACCAGATAATCAAAATAGAGCAATAGATGACTTGGAATTACAATTTGACCAAAGAAGCGTACTTTACATTCGTTTTGGAGCAACTATAAATGATTCGGATGAGGTAGAGGTTGAAGGCAACAGATACACGATACATTCTATTAAAAACGTTGAGAACCAAAATAGGTTCTTGGAGTTAATAATTTACAAATAATGGCATTTGGAATTGACTTATCTGGCATCCCAAGACTTGAAAAAAAGTTAGCTGACCTTAATAGTAAGATAGCTAATGATATAGCTAAAGAGATGTCTGCATCAACATTAAAGATTGAAAGGGATGCTAAAAGAAATGCACCTGTAAATATGGGTACTTTAAGACAAAGTATTCACGCTACAAGTAAGGATAAATTAACGCATTATGTAGAGGTAGGTGTTTCTTATGGTGCTTATGTTGAATTTGGTACAGGTGGCAAGGTTTCAATACCTGCTGGTTTTCAAGAATATGCAGCGACATTTAGAGGTAACAAAGGAGGAAGTTTAGCTGATATGATTGAAGCGTTAACTTTGTGGGTAAAAAGAAAAGGATTAGCTGGTACTTATAGTGTAAAAAGTCAAAGAAGATTAGGCGGTAAAGCAACACAATATTCACAAGATGAAAAGTTGGCAAGGTTTTTAGCTATAAAGATATTAAAGAATGGAATCAGACCACAACCATATTTAATACCAGCTTATGAAACAGAGAAGCCTAAATTAATACAAAGACTAAAAAAATTGTTAGATGCTAAATCCTAATATAGAAATAAAGAAATGGTTTTTTACCAACTTGGCAAGTGCAAGTGGATTAGTTGTTTACGATGGTTTTGCGCCAGAAGGAGCAGGGGATGAGTATATTGTAATGACTGGTAGAACATCAAGCCAAGATCAAGGCAAAGCTGGTTATACAAATAGTATTAGCATCACAGTTGATATTATAACAAAAAATGCTAACTTTGGTTATAAACGTGCTGAAACTATAAGCGATTTAATCTTGAACGCAATAAATTCCGACACCAATATAACATTGGCAAACGGATTCACGGCATCAAGTTTAAGTGTTGAAAGTGTAAGAAACTTAGACGGCTTAAACCCTTTAGATAACGTTTTTAGAGTATTGATAACTTATAACATTATAATAACACAAATTTAAAATTAAATAAAATGGCAGAAACAAAAGTAAGCGGTAGAGATTATATCCTCTTAGCTGACATAAACAATGATGGAACATTCAAGCCAGTTGCTTGTTTGACTACTAACTCTTTGACATCAACTAATGACACAATAGATGCAACATCTAAGTGTGGCAACGAGTACACTCCAGCTCCTTCTTTCTCTCAATCTTTTGAGTGTGAAGGTTTTGCGATTGATGAAACAGGAACTCCATCTAAAGATAGCTACCAACAATTATACACCGCTCACGCTGCAAAGACTTTATTTGCAATTAAGATGGGTAAAGCAACTCCAACAACTGGAGATGTTTATTATGGTGGTGCTGGTCAATTAGTGTTTATTAGCGATTTTGGTGTTAATGCTGATGATAAGGATGATGTGAAATTTACTGCAACTTTCGTAGTAAGTGTTCCTCCTATTACACAAACTGAACAAGCATAATAAATAAAAAACTATGTTCGAATTAAAGACTGACAACAACACAATCCACTTAAAGTGGGGAACTTGGGCTATGAAAAGGTTTTGCGAATTAGAGAATAAAAATCTAATGCAGCTGATTGAGGTTTTATCTGTTGGCATTTATGACTTAGATACAATCGTTCATATTGTTCAAGCAGCAGCCGAAAGTGGATATAAAAGCCTTAAAAAGCCTATTGACTTTGATGAGTTTGATGTGTGCGAATGGATAGATAAAGTTGGTGGGTTATCGGCAAAAGAAGGACAATTGGTTGAGTTTATGAAATATATGCAAGATTCAATGACACCAGATTTAAAGCCAGAGAAGGAAACAGACGAAAAAAAAAATTAGGGTTTTATAGTTGGGATTCAATAATCATTCTCGCTATTGAAGTTGGCTTAACGATTAAAGAGTTTTGGCAATTGACGTGGCGAGAATTTTTGTTGTATAAAATGGCTTATCAAAATAAGGAAACAAGGGAATGGGAACGAACAAGAATGGTGGCTTATTTGATTTATAAAGTAAATACAAGTGAGAAAAGTCCAAAGAGTTTAAGATCATTTTTCCCTTTGCCAAGTGATGAAATTGAAGAAGAAAAGCCAAAAATAACCCAAGAACAATTGGCACGGACATTAAAGTTGTATGGAGT